ATGCATATGCAGACGTTGATGAGGAGGAAGAAGAATATGGAGATCGCACAGACTATAGATGATGCTCTATATCAATATTATGTGGTAGAACGAGGAAAAGAAGTTCCCGTTTGGAGATTTTATAAAGATGCTGACTGGTGGATTGAGTATCTTAAAAGTTTAGGTATTGATCCACAAAATCCATGAATTTAATTTTAAGGCCACTTACTGATATTAATGGTGTCACTTGGAGCATCATTTGGTTACTCATTTTACTATTATTGGGTGTGGCCTACTACATATATACGATAATGAAGTTGGCTTACAAAGAATTAGACGATGAGTGAGGTTTATCTTGGCAATCCAAATCTTAAGAAAGCCAACACGGCGATTGAATTCACGAAGGATCAGATCGAAGAATTTATTAAGTGTAAAGAAGATCCTGTCTACTTCGCTCGTAATTACATACGCATTGTTTCTCTGGATAAAGGTCTTGTTCCTTTTGAACCTTATGAGTTTCAAGAAAAGTTAATTAGTAGATTTCATAAAAATAGATTTAATATTTGCATGATGCCCCGACAGACGGGCAAATCAACCACGTCTGTATCGTATTTGTTACATTACATCGTTTTTAACGATTCTGTCAATGTCGGCATCCTAGCTAATAAAGCATCTACTGCGAGAGAACTTCTCAGTAGATTACAACTTGCATATGAGAACCTGCCAAAATGGATGCAACAGGGTATCATTGCATGGAACAAAGGGTCAATGGAGTTAGAGAATGGCAGTAAGGTATTGGCAGCTTCTACATCTGCGAGTGCTGTCCGAGGCATGTCGTTCAATATCCTCTTCCTCGACGAATTCGCGTTCGTTCCCAATCACATCGCTGACTCGTTCTTTGCCTCTGTTTATCCTACTATTACGTCTGGCCAATCAACAAAAGTAATTATGGTTTCTACCCCTCACGGGATGAACCATTTTTACAGAATGTGGCATGATGCAGAGAGGGGTCAAAATGAATATGTTCCGACTTCAGTTCACTGGTCTGAAGTTCCTGGACGTGATGAAGTCTGGAAAGAACAGACTATTAAGAACACCAGTGAACAACAGTTCCGTGTTGAGTTTGAATGTGAATTCTTAGGATCTGTTGATACATTAATTAATCCAGCCAAACTTAGATCATTGGTATATGAAAAACCAATTCAGTCAGGTAACGGATTAGATGTCTACGAAAAACCAATCGAAAATCACGACTACGTTTGTACTGTTGACGTTGCGAGAGGTGGTGGTCAAGATTATTCTGCTTTTGTTGTTGTTGATATTACTGAGTATCCTCACAAGGTAGTTGCAAAATATAGAAATAATGAAATCAAACCCATGTTGTTTCCATCGATTATTTTCGATGCGGTGAAGGCATATAACAATGCATGGGTGTTGTGTGAGGTCAACGATATTGGGGATCAGATCGCTGCCATCCTAAATTATGATCTTGAGTATCCAAACCTCCTCCAGTGTTCCATGAGGGGTCGTGCAGGACAGATTGTGGGACAAGGATTCTCTGGTAAGAAGACTCAACTTGGATTGAAGATGTCCAAGGCAGTGAAAGCCGTTGGTTGTTCTAACCTCAAGACAATGATTGAGGCTGATAAGATTTTATTCAAGGATTATGAGATCCTTTCTGAACTTACAACATTCATCCACAAAAGAAACTCATTCGAGGCCGAAGATGGATGTAATGATGACCTTGCAATGTGTCTGGTTATCTATGCATGGTTAGTTGCACAAGACTACTTCAAAGAACTCACTGATCAAGATGTTCGTAAGAGACTATACGAAGATCAACGCGATCAGATCGAACAAGATATGGCACCTTTTGGATTCATCAGTGATGGTTTGGATGATGAAAGTGTTACTGATGGAGATGGGACTGTATGGAAAAAAACAGATTTTGATGATATCAATTCCACATATGGTGACATGAGCTTTATGTGGGAGTATTATTGATGGATATTGGAAATGAGTTTGATCTAGAACACTTATTGTTTGTAGAACGAACTTGTAGGGTTTGCAACGAACGTAAAAATCTCATCGAAGACTTTTATCTTACTCGTAAAGATAGAGGATCATATCCATCTGCATATTCATATGAGTGTAAACAGTGTACCATAAAGAGAGTTAGGAAAGGAAAGGTTCCTAAAAACAACTGGGAATACCCTGATTGGTAGTTCACGTCCAGTTTCCCCATTTGAAAAGCTTGCTATCAATAAATAAATTTAGAAAATAACTGAAACTTCTAGAGGAAAACGATGGCTGGTTTAGGCTTAGTCTCTCCTGGTATTAAGGTAAGGGAAGTTGACCTTACTAGAGGTGGCATCACAGGCGTTAGCGACCAAACTGGCGCCATCGCTGGTCCTTTTGTAAAGGGCCCAATCAATGATCCCACTCTCATTGAAAACGAAAAGGATTTAGTAGACACTTTTGGCGAACCAAAAGAAACAAGTGGACAGTATGAATACTGGATGTCCGCTTCTTCTTACCTCTCTTACGGCGGTGTCCTGAGAGTTGTAAGAACTGATGGTCAAAACCTCAACAATGCAAACGCTGCTGTTGATACAGGTGCTGGATCTTCGGTAACAAGTTTAAAAATTAAAAATACGGAAGATTATTATAATTCTTACTCTTCTGCAACTTCTTGGTATTGGGCTTCTAAAAACCCAGGAACTTGGGCTAATGATTTGAAGGTCTGTGTCATTGACGCAAGAGCTGACCAAACTCTTACTGGTGTTACTACTGGTGGTATTACCGTAGGTGCTGCAGTAACTCAAGCTTTTGGTGGATCTAACGTTGGTGGTATTGGTACTTCTCTGACTCTGAACGGTCACCTGAAAGGTATCGTTACTGGTATTGGTTCGTCTTCTCTTGATGTTAAGATTGTAAGTCAAGTATCTACAGCTGGTACAGAAACGGATGCAAATTACACACCAAACGGTGTTTATGAATTTAAAACAACTGCACCACTGAGTATTGCAAATGCAACAGGAGCTGCAACAACTACATTAACTGTTACAAGAGCGGTTGCTGGTACTGCAGCGGGTGCGCTTCAAGCTGATGCAACTCTGTTCCGTTATCAAAATGTAACCACTGGAACACCTGTTGTTGAAAACCCTGGTCAGGCTGCAATTGGTATTGCAGACACTGGATTTACTGCTAGTGACATAACTGGTATCAATACCATTGGCATTGGAACAGGTAATATTATTAGAATCGGAACAGAGATTATTGGTATTGGTGAAACAGTTAGTGGTAGTTTCGTTGGTTTCTCTACCAGAGGTATTGACGGATCATCACCATCCGCTCACGATGATGGTAGTGCAGTTACTGTTCTTTCTAACGTAGGATCTGCAACATCAGTTGCGGTGACTCAAGATTCGGCCACGGGTACTACAGTTCAAGTACAGGGTACTGGTAATATTCTTGTTGGTGATCTCGTAAGAGTTCTGACAGTTGGTGTTGGAACAACTGGTGAGTTCCTTAGCGTAACGGGTGTTTCGACAAATAACGCTCTTCAACCAACAGGTAAGACTAACTGGTACGAGTCACAAACTCTTGGTCTTGAGAACTCCACAGTATATTGGAAAAACGTTGCAGAAAAACCACAAACTTCTGTATATGCTTCTAGCAGAAAATCTAGATTTGATGAAATTCATGTCGTAGTTGTTGACGACACTGGTAAAGATAGTGGAACTTCTGGACAAATTCTTGAGAAGTGGACTGGACTTTCTAAGGCATCGGATGCCAAACAGTTTAATTCACCAATTTACTATAAGAACTTTATTGCAGATAACTCGCAATATGTCTTTGGTGGATTTGCTCCTAATGGAACACCAACTGGATTCTCCAGTAGTGCAAATAATGAAGCGTTTACTGTTGCAGGTTCTGCATGGGGTCAAGAGGCTGCAGGAATTGTATTCTCTGGTATTGGTGCTTCCACTTATTCTTTACAAGGTGGTAAAGATTACGGTGGTACATATGGATCTCCTACATACGCCGCAACTCTCGGCGATTTGATGGAAGGTTATGACCAGTTCGCAAATCAGAGAGAGTATCCTGTTAACTACCTCATCATGGGTCCTGGACTTGCTACCAGAGAAGAAACCCAAGGTAAGGCTAACAAACTGGTCCAAATTGCAGAGACAAGAAAAGATTGTGTTGCAACAATCTCTCCTAAGAAGTCTGACGTTCTGAGTGGAGATGTTCCTCTGACAAATTCGGATACTCAAACCGATAACGTTATTGCAACTCTGGATGGAGTTAATTCTTCTTCCTATGCAGTTCTTGATTCTGGTTATAAGTACACCTTCGATCGCTTCAACAACAAGTTCCGTTATCTCCCATGTAACGCTGACGTTGCTGGAATGATGGCAAGAACCTCGCAAAATTCGTTCCCATGGTTCTCTCCTGCAGGAACTTCCAGAGGTACTGTTAACAACGCTGTTAAACTTGCATACAATCCATCTCAAGCACAGAGAGATCTTCTCTACACCAAGAGAATCAATCCAGTCATTGCATCTCCTGGTCAAGGAATCATCCTCTTCGGTGATAAGACTGCATTGGCTTACACTTCTGCATTCGACAGAATCAACGTCCGTCGTCTGTTCATCACTATTGAGACTACAATCGAGAGAGCTGCAAGAGCACAACTCTTTGAGTTCAACGATGCAATCACCAGATCCAACTTTGTAAATATTGTTGAACCTTATCTGCGTGATGTTCAAGGTAAGAGAGGTATCACAGACTTCCTTGTAGTTTGTGACGAAACCAACAACACCCCAGACATTATTGATGCGAATGAGTTCCGTGCAGACATCTTCGTGAAGCCCGCACGTTCGATTAACTTCATCGGTCTGACATTTGTTGCAACACGCACAGGTATCAGTTTTGAAGAAGTTGTCGGAACTGTCTGATAACGTTGTTCATTAATTAACTCAACTAGGAGATTAGACTAAAATGCCTCAGCAAATCCCTAACACAGGGGCTAATGCGAGAACCCTGGACACCTTTAAATCGAAGATGTTGGGCGGCGGTGTTCGCCCCAACTTCTTTGAGTGCGAACTCAAGTTTCCTAACATCGGAATTGATGACAACGATGTAAGTGATAAGACCAGATTCCTGGTAAAGGGTGCTAACCTTCCCGCATCTAACATTGCCCCAATCTCTGTTCCTTTCAGAGGTCGCGAACTTAAGATCGCAGGTGAGAGAACATTTGACACCTGGACAGTTACTGTTATCAACGATAGTAACTTTACTCTTCGTGATGCTTTCGAGAAGTGGATGAATATGATCAATAGAGTCTCCGATAATGGCGGAGAAGTTGATCCTAGTGTTTATCAACAGGAAGCTTACGTTCACCAACTTGGACGTGCTCCTGTAACTTCTTCCTCTTCTGTTCCTGTAACAACTGGTCAGACTATTCCCATTCTTCGTTCTTATAAGTTCCACGGTGTGTTCCCAACTCAGGTTGCACCTATCGAACTGTCTTACGATCAGAACAACGTGATTGAAGAGTTTGCTGTTGAACTTCAAGTTCAATGGTGGGAAGCTATGGATGAAAATGGTAAGGTTGTTGTAGGCTGATAAATAAACCTATAGACAACGCACTTATAAAATGGCTGGTAGATTATTTGGATTTTCAATCCAAGGGGCCGACGGCGATAATCTGCCTCCTTCAGCGGTAACTCCTGTTCCGCAGAATGAGGCGGATGCGTCCGACTACTATGTAAGTAGTGGTTTTTATGGCCAATATGTTGATATTGAAGGTGTCTTCCGTAATGAGTATGACCTCATCAAGAGATACAGAGAAATGTCTCTGCATCCAGAATGTGATGAGGCCATCGAAGATATTGTAAACGAAGCGATTGTCTCTGATCTTAACGATAGCCCAGTTGAGATCGATCTTCAGAATCTTAATGTGAGTGACAACCTCAAGAAAGTCATTCGCCAAGAATTTAAATATATCAAAGATCTTTTAGACTTTGACAGTAAAGCCCACGAACTGTTCCGTAACTGGTACGTCGATGGGCGTGTTTATTATCACAAAGTTATCGACCTGAAGAGACCTCAGGACGGTATTCAAGAACTTCGATTTATTGACGCACTTAAGATTAAGTATGTTCGTAAACAGAAGAAAGAAGATAATAATTCACCATTACTGAGAGACAGTAATCAAGACACAATTGCAAAGTCTCCTATTATTGAGGAGTACTTTGAATATAACCCCAACTCTGGTAAGTCTGGTCAAGGTTATTTGCCAACCGCAGCTGGTACTAAATCAGGAGCGGTAAGAATTGCAAAGGATGCGATTACATATTGCACATCTGGTCTTGTAGATAGAAACAAACATACAACTCTTTCTTGGTTACATAAGGGCATCAAAGCTCTTAATCAACTGAGAATGATCGAAGATGCTCTGGTCATCTATCGTTTGTCTAGGGCTCCAGAACGTCGTATTTTCTATATTGACGTTGGTAATCTTCCGAAGGTAAAGGCAGAACAATACCTTCGTGAAGTCATGAATCGTTATCGTTCTAAACTTGTATATGATGCTAACACGGGTGAGGTTAGAGACGATAAGAAGTTCATGTCTATGTTGGAAGACTTTTGGCTTCCACGCCGCGAGGGAGGGCGCGGTACAGAAATTTCTACCCTCCCTGGCGGGCAAAACCTTGGAGAAATCACGGATATTCAGTATTTCCAAAAGAAACTCTATAAGGCCTTGGGCGTGCCCGAAACCCGTCTCGGTGGAGAAGGTGGTTTCAACCTTGGCCGTTCCTCAGAAATTCTGAGAGACGAACTTCGTTTTAACAAGTTTGTTGGTCGTCTTCGCAAGAGATTCTCTAACATGTTCCTTGACATGTTGAAGACTCAGTTACTTCTTAAGAATGTAATTGCTGCAGAAGATTGGGCCTATATCTCAGAACACATTCAGTTTGATTACATTTATGATAATCATTTTGCAGAACTGAAAGAGGCAGAATTGTTCCAAAACCGCATGGGTAACTTGGCTCAAGCCGAACCTTATGTTGGTAGATATTTCTCACAAGATTATCTGCGTAGAAAGATCTTACGTCAAACTGATGATGAGATCGTCGAACAGAACAAACTCATTGAGAAAGAAATTGAAGCAGGTTTGTATATTGATCCTGCTGCAGCTGCAGAGATGGAAATGGCTCAACAGGCTGCTGATCTTCAGTCTACAGAGGCACAAACCGCAGCAACTTTAGATCCACAAGTAGGGGGTGAACAGGAAACTGCAGCCCCTGAAGGTGGGGAAATATAAATAATTTGTAGTGTATTAAAAACATAATGAACCCTAATGAATTGATTGATTTGGTTCTTAGTGATGCACCGGCTCATGAGATCTCTGACGGTATCAAAAATATTTTGATGCAAAAGTCTGTAGATCGTCTAGAAGTGGGAAGACCTGTAGTTGCTGCAGATCTTTTCGGTGATGGTGATGAATTTGCTGATGATGAGGATGAAGTAACTCAAGAGGACCCTACCGAGGAACAAGATGGCTAGGATTATTTTAAAAGGTGATGAGGAAATTCTTGCCGCTGGTATTGGTAACAGTACCAATGCTGGTAATGCAAAATTAGCTCGTGTTTATAATCCATCCAGTTCGGCTGATGCGATTGTATATGTAGTTGATCCTACTGGTGCCAATGAATACTCGGGTATTGGTTCTGTAACTCTTGGTCCTCAGGTAACGGAATTTTTTGAGAAACAACCCACATATAATATCTACGGGAATGCAACTATTCACGTAGCTCCTGTCGGATACGGTGCAAACTAATGAAACTAATCAGAGAAGAAATCGAACAGGTAGAAGTTATCGTTGAAGAACGCAACGGTAAAAAGAGCCTGTGTATCGAAGGTATTTTCCTCCAAGGCGATATTAAAAATCGCAATGGAAGAATGTATCCTTCCTCAACTCTTGCAAGGGAAGTTGCTCGTTATAACGAGGCCTTTGTAAATAAGGGACGTGCTCTTGG